ATCAACATTGGATGGTACAGGAGTGAAGATAGATCTTGGAACTACAGTGGTATGTGAACTTGTACAGAAGTATCTTCCAACATGTAAAGATCTTTCTATTGTAGATATATCAAAAGCTCTTATAGAGGCTGCTTGTGATCTTCAAGAACAAATTGATGCTATTGTGGCAGAACTTGCTATATTAAATGCTGATTATAATATTGGATGTTTAGCAGGAGTTACAGCTTCATCAGATACACATGCTATTGTACAAGCTACAATTAATAAAGTTTGTGAATTAGAAGTTGATTTAATTGCTCTTGCATTAGATCTCACTACAAACTATGTAACTATAGCTGATATTGATTCTTATATTGAAGCTTATATAAATGGTGTAACTGCATTAGTAAGTGCTAAAATGATTCCTTATGTAGCAGTTCCTTTCTTTCCAACTCCTGCTTTTCTTACAGGTAAATTTGATGGTACAGGTGCTGGTATAGGAACTTGGACAAAAATATATTTATGTAATGGAGCTAATCCAGGTGTTCCTGATTTAAGAGGAAGAGTGTTAGTAGGAGCAACTACAGGAATGAATGGAGGAGCAATGAATCCTGCAGTGAATCCAGGTGGAGCTAATCCTAATTATTTTTTAGGAACTACAGTTGGTGCAAATGAAATTACGTTATTATCTACACAAATTCCTTCACATACGCACGTAGCTACAGCTGTTTCTACAGTTACTGATCCGAAACATAAACATGATTATACAGTTCCTAATGCAGAAGGTAGTGCTTCAGGTGCTGCAGATAATCATCCTGATGGACCTATTGTTACTAGACAAACATCAGAAAGTCTTACAGGAATAACTGTTGCCACTTCTGTAACTAACCAGGTAACTGGTGGAGGACTTGCTCACCCAAATAATCAACCTGCTTACGGATGTTACTATATTATATACATACCTTAATAAATCAATAAGATGGCATATCCTTTTTTACCAGTAAATCCTTGCTGTACAGACGTAGTTATAAATAGTCCTTGTGGATGTGGTTCTACAATTGGTAATTGTAGTTGTAATAACAATTCATGTGGTACTAATCTAACTGCTTCTAGTACTATTGTTTATGATGGTCCTGCATTAAGTTGCACGACAGCTGAACCATGTGATACACTTAATGTGATATTACAAAAGATTGATGAGATTATATGTAATCTATTAACACAGATTAATATATTAAATATTCAAATTACTAATATCACTACACAGATAATAACTATCAATGGTGATATTATTAATATATATAATCAATTAGGTGAATGTTGTACAACTACTACTAGTACTAGTTCAAGTTCTACATCAACAACAAGTAGTACAACAACAATACACCCTTGTGAAAACTTCTCATTAGATAATACAGGAGTTGATCCAGTAGCTATAATTATTACTAATTGTGATACAGGAGAGCCAGAAGCTATTATATTAAACCCAGGAGATACAAATATTTGTGTTGTAACAGATAGTCCTCTAACTGTTCCTGGAACTGTTATTGTGACACCAAATGGTCCTTGTACTCCTCCAACTAGTAGTACTACATCAACAACATCAACTAGTACATCTAGTACAAGTTCTACTACTACTACAACAACAACAGCTATTCCTTGTGAATGTTTGACATTTGAAAATAGAAGTAGTAGTGTAATAGATTTTAATATTTCATATAATGATTGTGCTGGAGAACTTATTGAAACTACAATTTCTGCAAATGAAACACTACAGTTTTGTGGATGTTGTGGAGCTTCAGATAGTGCTCTTGTATTTATTACAATTGGAGCTAATTGTATTGGTGGTTTATGTCCTGGAATTTCTACAACTACAACTACTAGTACTACTATATTACCAGATTGTTCATTTACAGGAACTGCTACTCAACTTCCAGATACTACAACAACTACTAGTTCTACATCAACCAGTACTTCTACTAGCACGTCAACTAGCACCACTACTTCTACTACAACAGTTTATCCTTTTGCTTGCTCATGTTTAGATATTAATATATCTCAAACAGATTTAGATGATGCTACAGGAAATACAATTGTACCAGGAAGAGCTAATAATACAGTTTATTTAAGAACTTTAAAAAGTAGTGCATGTGATGGAGGAGATATAGACATTGATTATACACTTGCAGGAGATGATGCTTTCTGTATTAATTTATCAGTAGCATTAGGGAACATACAATTATTCTATTATAAAAATGATATTCCTATATACTTCCCTACTATAGATAGTACATATACTATTCTATATTCAAACTGTTCAGTGAATGGAGATTGTACACCTGTATAAACATTAAATAAATTTATAAAATGGCTAACTGCTCTCAAATAAATAATACAACAATACAAGGAACGAGTACTGTCACATATGATGGTACTCCACTTCCTTGTACAGATGTAAATACATGTGATAATTTAAACACTATCCTTGCTAAGTTTGATGCTATTATATGTGATGCTATAGTTGGTGTAAATGAAATTACAATAAATGTAACAGATATTAATATAAGTATAACAAATATAGAAGAAGATATAATTAACATATATGGTCAACTTGCTACATGTTGTCCTGCTATATGTAATTTCACTGGAACTGCTAATGAATTAGATTGTTCATTTATAGGTAATGCTAATCAATTATAATAAACTAATAATAACAATAATAATAAAATAATATGACAACATTAATAACATTGGTTATACCTCCTGGTGGAATTGCAGGTCCTTTTAATCTTTATTCAAATACAGATGGATTTCTTGCACCATTTGAAATAAATGTATCTGCAGCTCTTTTAACAGCTGGATATATATCATCTGCTGTACCTAACGGAACAACAATCATTAGAGTGAAATCTATTGCACCATGTGCAAATTACATTGATATACCAATCAATTTAATTACTACTACAACAACAAGTTCTAGTTCTACTAGTACAAGTAGTTCTACATCAACTAGTACCAGTACTTCTACTAGCACATCTTCTAGTACAACAACTAGCACAACTACTGTTCCTCCTACTAGTACAACTACAAGTACCTCAAGTAGTACAAGTACATCAACTTCTACTAGTACATCAACAAGTAGTTCTACAACAACTAGTACTACCACTGAATGTTTATGTATTGACTATGTAAGTATTATTGCAGATGGAGATGGTACATTTGAATATCTAGATTGTTTTGGTACTCCTAGGTCAGTATTTATAGTTTCAGGTCCAAACGTATTTATTGGTCTTGATTATCCTGAATGTGTAAATAGAAATTCATTATCAGCAACTGTACCCTTTACTGTAGTAGCTTATGGTCCATGTTGTACACCAACACCATCAACAACTACTACCACTACAACTACACCTATTACTGGATGTAAAGTATATACAATAAATGCATGGGGTGGTGGTATTCATTCAGTAGAATATATACCATGTGGTGCAGTAGATCCACTTATTATTGAATTGGGACCAACAGAGCCTTCAACACAAATATGTGCTGAAAATCCTTTAATTAGTGATAACCAACCTGCATATACAACAGAAGGAGGATCTTGTTCAGGAGACTGTAATAGTTATTCTTGGACTACAGGAGCAGAAGGAGGAAATGTAATTGTAACTGATTGTTTAACAGGTGTCATCTCTAATGTTCCTTATGGACCAGAGCTATCAGGTGTCTTTTGTGCAACTAGCGCTGGTGCAATATCAGGAGATATAATTGTAAATTCATCTGGTCCTTGTCCAGCTTAATTTAATTTAAAATCAATAATATATGACAGTATTAATAACACTAACAGTTGCTGGGGCTGATACAGGCCCCTTCAACCTGTTTTCAAATACCGATGGATTTGTATCAGCATTTGCAACAAATGTTCCTAAAGCATCTTTGCTTGCAGGATATTCCTCTTCAGCAGTACCTAATTTTACAACCACTGTCAGATTAGTATCTCTTGGAGATTGTACTAACTTTATAGATATAGTTCTAGATGAAGTGACAACAACCACTACTACATCTACAACTCTACCTTAATAAAAAAATTCTTGTTTTGTTGGTTTTACAAGTTTTCTCCTCAAGATCTTCTTGGGGAGTTTTTGTTTTATAACTAATTTGATTATAAATAATAACGTTTTTAATTAAAATTATTTGGAATATATAAAAACAATTGTTTATCTTTACAATATTTTTTAACTAATATCAATACATATGTCTGAAAATCAAAGTTTGTTATACCGATTAGAAGAGTTGTTAACGCATAAGAAAAGTAAAAAGTTCTATGCTGAAAGATTAGGAATAAGTGAATATGAAGTGAATGAGCTCATGAAAGAGCTAAAAGAAAAAGATACTGAACCTACAAACTACACAGGAGAACGTAAAGTTAATCTGGAAAGAGGAACAATGGAAAGTACAATAGTTACTGACTATGAACCTAAAGATGATATTGAACTAGCTAAATTACATAAGATAAACTTAGACAAGTATGTAATTACCAATTACTGGTCTAAGATGTTACCAAGTGGTAAGTTTACTTCCTCAGTCTTCTCAAAGAAGAAAGAAGCAAAAGATTACTCACCTGAGGACTTTGCTAGATTCTTAGAAAACTACAAACCAACTAATGTAGAGATTACCAAACCAGATTTTCAAGTACACAAAGATTTTGTGAATGTGGAAATCTCTATAGCTGATTATCATTTAGCTAAGAAAACAATAGATGGTGATAATGATCCATCAACCAGAGCTTTAAGATATTTCAATGTGGCTCAGTCTTTGATTAATAAAGTGGAAGCTAATTATGATATAAACACAGTGGTACTTCCTATATCAAATGATTTCTTTCATACTGATAACTATCAACATCAAACTACAAATGGTACACCACAGGACACTATAATGGATTACCATTCAGAATATGAATTAGGTTTTAATGTGCTAGTTGATACTATCAATATGTTAAGAGCTCATTCACATCAAGTTGTGGTAGTCTTAGTACAAGGTAACCACGACAGAACTAAATCTTTCTACCTTGCACATGCACTAGATGTATTTTTCAAAGAAGCTGTAGACGTAGACTTTATAAGAGAACATAGTGTAATAAAAGGAATATCGTTAGGAAATACATTTATTGGTTGGCACCATGGTAATTGTAAATTAGAAGACTTACCATTATTGTTTGCAACACATCCAGAATATAGTCAAGCATTTGGTAATGCTAAATACAGAGAGGTACATACAGGTGATAAACATCACTATATGGCTAAAGAGGTTAAGGGAGTAAGAATACAACAAATGCCTAGCTTGTCTGGTACAGACAGATGGCACTTAGATAATAACTTCGTACACTCAGTACGTGCAGCTCTTGCTTTAGTCTATGATATTAATCTAGGTAAGATAGCAGAGTTTGAAACTCGAATATAATTATGGCAACATTAAGAAAATTAGTCAGTGATGTTAGAAGTGTCCACAAGATACTTTCTACAGATAGTCTTATTACAGATAGAGCTATTGCTTCTGAGATAAGAAACAACTCTTTGTTATTAATCAAGAGAGAAACCAATCTTAGAAAGTTATGGGCAACTGATACATTATTTACTACCATTCCTTGTTTGGAAATGGTAGAAGTATCTATTTCTGAATGTTGTAATTATGTAGATGAATGTAGCATAGCTAGAACTAAGTTTAAGCTCCCACGAGTATCAGAAGGTAATTATCAATATGTAATACAAGGAGTTTATTCTATTAATGCTTTAAGTGGTGTAGGAAAGAAGTTAAAAGAAATCACTGTAAATAGATATATAAATCTTTTAAAACTTCCTGTAATTAAAAATCAAGAATACTTCTGGATTACTAATGGATATCTATATGTAAACAATCCTTTACTTAAAGCAATTAGACTTGTTGCATTATTTGAAGAAGATGTAGAGAATGAAATTATGTATCCTGAATGTGGATGTGGAACCCCAGAATATACTACTGAAGAACTATGTAAGAATCCATTAGATAAAGAGTTTGCACTTCCTGGATATCTAGAACAACAAGTGTTACAACTTACATCTCAAAAACTTCTATCTACGTATTTCAATTTGAAAACAGATGTAAGTCAAGAAGGAATAGATGGTCAAGCACCAAACTCAAAACCAACTAATTAATGAGAACAAAGATTGATTGGAGAAGCTCTAGCAAAGATAACTATAATCAGTTCTGCAAAAAACACCCTTCTATAACTCTTACGTATGATGAGTGGAGAAATATAATCTACACTTATAATGAATTCTTTAAAGAGTATATATTAGAAACTGGTGAGAAAGCAAAACTACCTTATGGATTTGGAGATTTCTCTATCAATAAAAAGAAAAGAAGAAAGATAAAACTAGCTGATGGAAAAGAATTTATTAACTTACCAATCGACTGGCAAAAAACTAAAGAGAAAGGAAAGGTTATATATAACTTTAATTATCATACGGAAGGTTATTTTTTTGGTTGGATGTGGTTTAAACCATCAGCACGTTTCAAAAACTCTGACCTATGGTATTTCAAACCTTCTAGACTCACTTCAAGACTTTTATCACATTATCTAAAAACCAGCGACAAGTACCAAAACATTTACCGAGAATGGAAAAAATAATGAACTATGTCATACTACTATAAATATAATTTCGTATCCCCAGAGCCTGTCTACTCAACAGTTAAAGAAGAGCTTAAAAGCTACTTTGATACTGGTGCAGTGGACGATCTTTTATTTCCTACCTACTTAGACAAATGTCTTAAGAAGTTAGGAAGAACCACTTTTGTAATAAGTGAAGAGGTCTTATTTATAGAAGATTTCCAAGCTAGACTTCCTGACAATTTTTATGCTGTAAGAGAGGCTTGGATGTGTACAGAAGTTTCTGGATATCCATATCAGTCAGCTAACTCATTCTATTCTCAAGCTGCTTCAGCTACCACTATTCAAGTGGCTCCATTAACTATTGGAGGAACTCCTTGTAATAATCCTGGTTGTCAATCTCCACAATGTGATGGTACATGTATGCCTGTATTAGTTCAAGCTGTATATAAAACAAACAACACTGTAGCTAGAGGATTTACTCACGAGTATTTACTTAAGCCTGGAAATATATCTGCAAGACAAAACTGTGGAGTGGAATATACTAACAACTGGGACTTCTATGCAGAAGCTCCTCCTATTCATGAGTTCACTCCTGGTGCTGCTAGTTATGACTCATTTGACATTAGAGATAATAAGTTTGTAACTAATTTTAGAAATGGAACAGTTCATTTATTATTCTATGCTACAGAGTATGATGAAATAGGAAATCAAATGATTCCTGATAACTATCGTATTAGAGAGTATGTAGAAGCATTCCTTAAGTTTAAGGTGTTTGAAACATTAACTAATCAAACTAATGATGAAACTTTCAATCAGTTACAACAGAAATTAATGTATCATAAACAAGCTTATGAAGAAGCTTATATTATGGCTGAGATTGAAATGAAGAAACAAACTCCTTGGGAGAAACAAAGAAGAATCAAAAATGATCTTAACAGATTCAATATGTATGAACTTCCTAACCGTACTAATAGATATGGTAGAAGACGTAATAACTAATATATATCATGGCTGAAGAAGAAAAAGGCAATATAAGACTAGAATATAATAATGCTACTGTAGGTTTAAATATGGATCAAACTCTGAACCAGATTAAACCAGGTACTCTTACATATGCACTAAATGCTGCCTTAGAAAACTTTGATGCAAGTTCTGTTAATTATCAGAATGAACAAGGTAATGAATTCTGTGTAAGCTTTCCACAAGGATTTACATTGATCGGTAATCATTTTATTGGAGAACAAAATAAACATATATTCTTTATTACAAATCCTAATACAGGAGATTGTGAGATTGGCTATATGGATAATAACGATTGTATCTATCATATATTAGTAGGTGGTAAATGTCTTAATTTTAATATAAAACATCCAATACAAAAAACTGTACATAAGATTACTAATTGTACTACAGAGATATATTGGACAGATGGATTAAATCCAAGAAGATATTTAGATATTAATAATATTCCTTATTTAATAAATCCTGCCTTTGATTTATGTGATCCTCAATATCTTGATCAGTTAGATTGTAATCAATTAAAAATACAACCTAACTTTAGTATTCCATTTTTAAATGTTGTAGATGTAATTAGTGGTGGAGAATTAAAAGCAGGAACTGTACAATTTGCTATACAATATTCTGATGCTGCTGGTAATGCATTTACATCATATTACTCTGTTACTAATCCTACACCTATTGTTGATCCTTTTATTACCACTGTAAATTATAACTACACTGTTGGTAGATCAGTTGTTCTTGATATTACAAATCTTGATGTTACAGGACAATATCAATATTATAATCTAGCAGTGATTACCACTGTGAATGCAATTACTTCTGTAGAATTAGTTGGTACATATTTTATTGAAAATGCTACTGACCAAGTTATATATACTGGACAGAATGTAGATAGTATTCGTTTGACTATTGCAGATATATTTGAAAAATATCCTTACTACGATATTGCACAAGATCTTACAGCTGTACAAGATGTTCTTGTATGGGATAATCTTTCATCTATAGATAGACTTAACTATCAATCTATTGCTAGTCAAATAACTCTTAATTGGCAAACTTATAGAATACCAAAAGATGAAAACTATTCAGATGAATTAAATGCTACAAACTTACGTGGATATCTACGTGATGAAGTGTATGCATTTGAAATTGTATTCCTATTAAAGAATGGAAAACAAACAGATGGTTTTCACATTCCTGGTAGAATGATGAACAATAATGAAATAGGAAGACCTCCTGTTTCTGATACTGATCCTGATTTTATTGGTGAACCAGATCCAGGAACAAACACTAGTCCTTACTGGAAGATATATAATACAGCAACTGTAATAGGAGCTGGTACTGGAGATAATATTGGAAACGCTACACCGTATCAATATGGTGAGTTTGCTTATTGGGAATCTACAGAAGAGTATCCTTGTAACATAGATGTGTGGGGTGATCTTGCTGGTCAACCTATTAGACATCATAAATTTCCAGATGTTCTTGTAAGTCCTATATTTGAGAATCCTGTGTATATATATTCAGGAACTCAAGTAGTTCCTGTAATGCAAAATGATGCAGTGTACCCAATTGGTGTAAGACTTGATGTTGGACAAGTTAGTACTTTAATTGCTAACTCAGCATTAACCGTTGAACAGAAAGATGATATTGTTGCATTCAAAATAGTTAGAGGAGATAGAGGAACTAATAAATCTATTATAGCTAAAGGGATACTTCGTAACATTGGAACATATGAAAGACAAAATCAAACTTTCTATTATCCAAACTATCCATATAACGACCTTAATGAAGATCCTTTTTTAAATTCAACTAATAATGCATTTAGTGCAATATCTGAACCATGGTTAGTAATAGCTACTACTAATGGAACTTATCAATTTAATGATCCTAATACAAATCAGACTGCTGTAGGAACTATGGTTGCTGGACAAACATATGAATTTTGTTCAACAAGTAGACCTACAGTATTAACTGGTCAAGCAACTATTGGACCTGGAAACTTTGATTCATATTTTTTAAGTGGTTGTCGTGGATGTAAAGGATGGAGAGCAACTTGGGCCACTCCATTTACTTCAGATAATAGTGCACTTAATCCAAGGATGGAGTTTTTAGATGGTAATAGTAATATTTTTGGTGGTGGATGTAGTACTGGTCAAGCAGTAGTAAATGTTGGTGGAGGTATTGGAGAAGATTGTACTAATGGTATTTTTGATCCTTGTAGATGTAATCCACGTTATGATATTGAACCTGAAGTTGTTCAACCTGCACCTGTACCAGGATTACCATACAGTGTAAATTTTAATATAAGTAGAAGATCTTCACTTAGCTGTAAAGGAGAAACACCAATTCCTGCTTTTACTGGAGGAGTTTTAAACTACAGACAAATATTTAATTCTCCAGAAACTTCTTTTGGACAACCATTTTTAGGTAATGTATTGAAACTTGAGAATGTAATGTTTGGTGCTGGTAGAGCACATTTTGTTCAAGTGAAGAGTAATGCTAAATATAAACTACTTACAGAAGAAGCTCAAAGAGATGCATTAGCTAGTTCTGCAGCATTAGCTGCATCTGCTACGTTTAATGCTTCATATATGTTTGCAGCATATCAAGCATACCTAACTATATATGTAAATGGTATTACTAGAAAGAACTATGCATATTCATTTAACTCTATAGCTAATTATGATTATTTTGGAAACATAAACAATGGTCTTGGAATTAAACAGAGAAAAATTGATTTTGCTCGTTATCTTATTCCAGGTGTTCAATCTGTTGGAGAACCAGGTGGTATCAATGTAAATAATTATGAAAGAGAAAGTTCTGTTTATATTAAAACTATAGCAGATAGAAATGGTGTTGCAGTTACACCTTTAGAATTTCCTAGTAAAACACCAAGTCTTGTTGTATCAGGAAATTCTATAATTACAGATAAATCTAGATACACTATAAGTAGTGGTCAAGTATGTAATTCTCCAGGTAAAGAAAAAGATATTAGTGTTGTTTCTTATTATGGTTCTATGAAAAATATATTTGTGAACCAATGGGGACAAATATATTCATATGTTACAATAGACACTGGATTTCAAAAAAGAGTTGATCCAGCATCGTTAGAAGTTGCTACTGTATTTGGTGGTGATACATTCATCTCTAGATTTACATTTAAAACAAAACTTCCATTCTTTATTGATAATAGAGTTAATGCTCCTGATGATTCAGATATATTTTATGATGAGATTGGTAATATAGCATATCCAGTATACTGGCATTCTGCTAGATCTATATTAGAAGATTTTACAGTTAATGGTGTTGTGATGTCAAACATTATTTCATACAAAGCCCATAACTTTGATTGTCCTAATCATCCTGAATTAACTCTTCCACCAGATGCTGGTTCAAATAGAACATTCTATGATGGATACTTTTATTTATTTTCATATGGTATTCCTAACTTCTATTGTGAGAGTTCTTATAATGTAGATCTTAGACAAGCATTTAATAATAGAGAAGGAGATTTCTGGCCACATGTATCAACAGGTATTCCTGATGATTGGGTACAAGAAGATTATGTATCTATAGCAAATGATAATACATATACATACAATGTAACATTCTCTAAACAAAATAAAGAGAATACATTTACACATTTACCTGCAGATTGGACTAGCCAATTTTGTTATACATATTATCCATTTAGAGCAATCTATTCTGATTCACAAATTGTAGATGCTGATAATAGAGTTAACAACTGGTTAACTTATAGAGCATTATCATATTATGATTTTCCTCAAAACTATGGTAATCTTATATCATTAGATGGTATTCAGAATAGAGCTATACTTGCTAGATTTGAAAACAAATCTTTGATGTATGATAATCTTTTAACTATTAATACAACTAATCCACAAGCAGCATATGTAGGTAACCCATCATTATTTAAAGGTTCACCTCCTATTGATTTTGCTGAAACAGATCTTGGTTATGTAGGAAGTCAGAATAAGTTCTTACTAAAAATTCCTAATGGTCAAATAACAGTGGATGCTAAGAGAGGACAAATATTTTTAATCTCTGGAACTCAAGCTGCAGAGATATCTGGATTTGGTAGTGGTATGAATAGATTCTTTACAGACCACTTAGCATTTGAGATATTAAGATATTTTCCAAAAGTAAATATAGATAACAATTTTACAGGAGTTGGATTACATGGTGTATATGATAGTAAGTTTGAAAGAGTTATAATTACTAAACTAGATTATATTCCTATTGATAAAGATGTTAAATATGATCCTATATTACAAGAATACTATGTAGAAGACATAATTGAAACTGTTGTATTAAGAACTCAAGTGTACTTAACAGATCCTGATTACTTCTGTAATAAGTCTTGGACTATATCATTTAATATGAATACTAAGTCTTGGGTAAGTTTCCATACTTATATTCCTAATTTCTATATAGCAGAAAATAATTTCTTCTATTCAGGAATTAATGGATGTTGTGATGATGCAACTTTTGAAGCATTGGTTGGAAGTTTAGTACCTATTCCAAGTACAACAACTACCACCACTGCAGTTCCTCCATTAACAACCACTACCACTACTACAGTGATAGTTTTAGATTGTGAATTAGAAGGAATTGCAACTACACTTGATTGTGAATTAGCAGGTAATGCTATAACCACTGTACCATCTCCTTCTACAACAACAACCACTACAATATGTACTAGACCTGCTGGATTAAATCTATATGGATTCTTTACTGGATATCAATTTGAATCTGATCCTCCAGTTGATTCAACAGGAAGTCTTATTGATGCGTGTGCTGCAATTACTTTTACAAATCTAGTTAGTGCATCAATGACTGGTTTCTCTGTTAATGCTGCAAATCTTTTATATGGCTCTACTGTTTATTTAGGTAATGGTATTGATTGTACATTAGTTCCTGATGGATGGTATTTCACAAGTGAAGGTCAAGCTGAAGGATTTGCTTATCACGTAGTAAATGGAATTATCTCACAAATTTCAAGTTGTACCTTTACCACTACAACTACTAGCACAACTTTATTCCCTCCTTTGTATTTTTGTTACACTGTTCAAGTACAAAATAATTGTGAGATAAGTTGGATTGATTATTCAGACATTCTACAAACTCAATCTGTATCATTTGGTATAATTTATATATGTGCAAGAGAAGCTTCAATTACATCAGTATGTGAACCAGGTGGTTCAGTAATAGTTACACTTAGTGGAAATCCTTGTACAAGTGATCTTGATTGTCAACCAACAACCACAACCACTACAACCGTTCCTTAAACATTAATAATATGTCAAAAGTTATAACAATAAAATTAACAGTATCTGCACCAAACGTTGGACCATTTAATATCAGCGATGAGTTTGGTAATGTTATTGCTATAGATGTATCTAAGAAAACATTAATTAGAGGTATTAGTTATATAGTGAATGATAATGTTAATGTTATTACAATT